TTTCAACAGGTAACAACTCTCTAGCCGCAGGGCCTATCACGATTGCTACTGGCTACATATTACAAATTAACACCGGAGCCAGAGTGGCCATCGTATAAATACCAATAAACTATTTTAAGGATTCTAAGAAATGTCAGTTCTAAGTGTCGCAAATATTTGGTTTGAATCTACAGGCACTAATCGTATAGATTCAATCCCTAGTAACAACCTGATCCGTGTCACGGGTGCAGGTGGTATGATCATTCCTGGCGGAAATACGGCTGCAAGACCTACCGCCAATCTAGCAGGCACAATTAGATTCAATACAGACAGTGGATCTTTTGAAGCATGGGATACTGTTACGAATAAATGGCGAGCACCTAGTACAGCCGCAGGTGGTGGTACTGACAGAGTTTTCTTTGAGAACCAACAAAACGTAAGTTCTGATTATACCATTACAACAGGCTATAATGCAGGTACATTTGGTCCGATAACAGTCAATTCAGGTGTCACAGTTACGATACCATCTGATGCAATTTGGACAGTCGTATAAATAAAATGAGATTAGAGAAGAGGTAAGAATAATATGCCGCTTAAATTAGTATCGACTGCTGGTGGTTCCGTAACACTAGATGTTCCTACATCTACGGCTTCAGCTACAATCACTGTGCCTGCAAACACAGGTACTGTTGTTCTTAAAGATGAATCTGGTTATATTTCAGATGCCATAGGTAATATCCGTAAAGTACCTCTTAACAGTCAGACTTCCGCTTATGGTCTAACAGCTAATGATGTTGGTCAGACCATCTCAATTACAACAGGTGGAGTCTATGTACCTAATGCCATATTCTCTGCCGGTGATAACATTGTCATATATAACAATTCTAATTCTAGTCAGACAATCACACCAAACAATGATGTTGTGATGTTTGAAGGTGGTAATACAGGTAACGGTGGTGCAAAAACACTTGCTGGCCGTGGTCTGGCTACAGTCTATTGTGTTGGTTCTAATACTTTCATTATTTCGGGTGTTGGATTAACTTAATGCCAATTAATACGTTCTTCATCAGTGGTAGTTTTTATAAAAAGAAGACACAAGCTGGTGGTGGCGGTGGTGGCGGTGGTGGAGCCAACGGTGATTTTAGTATATCACCAGCTGTTAGCGGTAAAACTACATGGAATTTTGCTACAGATGGTGACTTAACTCTTTCTACTAGTACCACATACACGTTGACTGCACTGAAAGATAACTCACTGTATGTAAAAATGTGGGGTGCTGGTGGTGCAAATAACTATCCAGGTAATCCACCAGCCGCTTCATTATCTGGCGGTGGTGCCGGTGGCGCAGCAAATGGTATAATTTCTATAGCAAATGGTAATACCTATATTGCAGTAGTTGGTGGTGCCGGTTCATCACCTTCAGCCGGAACTTGGGATGGCGGCGGCGGCGGCGGTTATAGTGGTATCTTCAACACATCGGCTACACAAGCAAACGCAAGAATTATGGCTGGTGGTGGCGGTGGTGGTGGTAGAAATAACTCTGCTGGTGCCGGCGGCGGTTCTACAGGTGAAGATGGTGTTGCCATTTCTGGATTCTCAACGGCTACTGGTGGTTCACAAGTTGCAGGTGGTGTAGGTAGTGGCGCCGGTTCTGGTGGAAACGGATCTGCCTTAACAGGTGGTGAATTTGGGCCTTCTGGATTCTCTACGAACGGTGGTAGCCCTGGTGGAGGCGGAAGAGGTGCAGTTGGTGATAGCAATGGTTATGGTTCTGGCGGTGGCGGGGGTGGATACTATGGTGGCGGCGCCGGTTATTCGGCTGGAGCTACTGGCGGTACAGGCGGCGGCGGCGGTTCTGGTTACATAGGCGGCGCAACAAATGCACAGACAACAGTGGGTAGCAGAGCCACAGCCGGTAATTCTTCTGATACCGACAGAGGCACTGCTGGTAACGTAAACGCAAATGGTAAGATTGTTATAAGACAGGTTATTGAACTTAGGGTTTATGGTGGCCAAGGTGGTAGCAGTTTATTTGACGCACCTGCTACACCATATTACGGCGCAAAAGGTGGCTACACTAATTGGATAGGCACCATGGCAAACGGTACAGTTCTTACTTGTTATGTTGGTGGTCAAGGTGCAAATACATCACAAACTCGTTCTGGTGCTGGTGGTGGTGGCGGTAGTGCCGTCAATGTTGGTTCTACTCTGATTGCTGTAGCCGGTGGCGGTGGTGGTGGTGGTTGGGGATCAAATAATGACACCTTTGGCACAGGCGGTGGCTATACTGGTGGTACAGGTAAAACCTATGTTGATGCCTCAGGTGGTGGTGTAGGTGGCAGTCAAACCGCCGCAGGTGCCGGCGGCGTAGGATCAAGAAGAACAGGTTCTTCTGGTTCAGGAAACAATGGCGGTGCAGGTGCAGGTGCTGATGGTGTGGCTGCGACAGGCGGCTGGGGTTTTGGTACAGGTGGCAGCGGTATGTATGATTCGGCCGATGGTGGATCAGGCGGTGGCGGTGGTGGTTATTGGGGTGGTGGCGGTGGCGGCGGTTCTGGTGGCGGCCATGCAGGCGGCGGTGGTTCAGGTTTTGCAAGAACATCTTCGCTACCATCAGGTGTCGAATACATATCTAATACTTCTACGAATGGTGTAAGATCAGGTAATGGTCTAATTGAAATATATAGAGGTGGTACTCTTGCCACCACACTAGTCTACACAGGTAGCACTCAAACGTACACGATTTAATAAGGAAAGAAAAATGCCAGTAACGATTAATGGTACAACAGGTATCTCAGGTGTGGATGGCACAGCAAGCGCAGCCAGCTATAGAGGCTCTGCGGCCAATTCTGGTGTGTTCTATACCGCATCTGGTAACGTAGCAATCTCATCTAACAATTCTCAAGTTGCACTGTTTGATACTAGCGGTCGTGTAACTGTCAGCAATGTTTCGGCTAGTAATGTGGTCACATCTAATATTGTTGCAAGCAATGTTTTTGTGACAGGTACAATCAATGCAAGCACAATTCTTGTGAATGGTGTTGCAGCCGTGACAAGCGGTGGTTTCTCTAATATGCAGGTGTTTACTGCTAACGGTACATTTACTGTCCCGGCTGGCATCACCAAAGTAAAAGTCACTGTTGTTGGCGGCGGTGGCGGCGGTAACGGTTGGTCGCCGGGTACAGACACAGGCAACGGAAACGGCGGGAGTGGCGGCGGCACAGCAATTAAAATTGTATCTGGCCTTACTCCGGGTGGGACAGTATCTGTTACCGTTGGCTCTGGTGGAACGGCTGCGTCAACTGGAAGGGCTGGAACGGGCGGTACGTCATCCTTTGGCGCTTATTGCTCTGCAACGGGTGGCGCTGGCGGTCTTAGCAGGCAGACTAGTGGACAGGCTGGCGCTGGTGTTGGTGGAAGCGGATCAAATGGAGATATGAATCTAAATGGCAGTGGCCCTAACTGGGGTTGGACGCCCAGTGGCTGTAATGAGGGCTACAACTGCGGCGGTAATTCATTTGTGGGAGCTGGAGGTATTTATAATTCCGTTGGTACTAGCCAATCACCTATTTATGGAGGTGGTGGCGCTGGTTTTGCAAAAAGCGGCGCACAAGGTACAGGTACGGGTCAAGCTGGTGCGGCTGGCATTGTGATCGTGGAGTATTAAAATGAAACAAGCACTTATTGATCCTCGTGTTCAGGTTTACAAATATGATAGTACTTTTTTAGGTAACCGAGTTTGTGAAGTCGCGGACCAATCTTTTGAAGTTGCATCTCCTTTATTTTGGACGGCTTGTCCTGATGAAGCTGCTGCTGATGAATTTTATTATGATCCAAATAGTCAAGAGGTGAGTCTGATACCAATTATTGAACCAGGTAGTTTAGGCACACAAGAAGCACCACAAGTAATTTAAGGAAAAACAATGTCAACGCTGAGAGTCACATATCTAAAGCATCAGTCATCGTCTAACAATACGGTAACACTTGATGCGAATAACCTTGTTACTGTGGCCGGTAACGTAAGAGTTGCAAGCCCTCAAGGCAGTAATGGTCACCTGACTGTGGCTAATAACATTACTTCTGGTGGTACTATTACCGACAGTAAAGGTGAAATCAGAGATGTACCTGTAAACAATAAGACATCATCATATCTACTTACGCTCAATGATCATGGTCAGATGATTTCAATAACAACAGGTAATGTTTTCGTACCCAACGCCGTATTCTCAGCAGGAGATAACATAACAGTATATAATAATTCTTCTTCGTCTATTACAATTACAGAAAACACAAGCGTAACGATGTATCTCACAGGTACAGCAACAACAGGTAACAGAACACTGGCTCAAAGAGGTATAGCATCAATATTCTGTGTCGCCGCTAACACATTTGTTATAAGCGGTGGTGGGTTAAGCTAATGACTATCTATGGTGGTCTAGCCGGCGTAATTGGTGGTGCAGGAGCTGTTAGTGACTATAACGTCATTTCTGGCGGTACTATAGAATACTTCGGTACGAATCTCAAAAGACACACCATAACGAATACATCTTCAATAACTATCACCTCTATAGGTAAAGTAAATTCTTCAATTAGTTATTTGGTTGTAGGTGGTGGCGGTGGCGGTGGCGGTGGCACAGGTGGTGGTGGCGGTGGTGGCCGTGTGTTATCAGGCACTCTTACACCGACTGCACCTGGTTCATATACAGCGACAATCGGTGCTGGTGGTAGTGGTCAAGCTAACGGAACTAATAGTATATTTCTAACTGTCGAAGCTGGTGGTGGTTTCAGGGGTGCGTCAGGAGAACCTGCTGCTGGTGGATCTAGTGCCAACAATAAAGCTGGTGGTGCAGCCTCATCATCTTCAGGTAAAGGATTTGACTACAGGGCAGCTGGTGGTGGTGGTGGAGATGGTGCGACTGGCAACGTCGGAAGTTCAACAACTAATGTTCGTGGTGGTAATGGTGGTAACGGTACAGAAAGTAGTGCAAACGGCACATCTCACTATTATGGAGGCGGTGGCGGTGGCGCCGCTTTTGGATCTGGCGCAACAACTGTTTTAGGTGGTACAGGTGTTCATGGCGGTGCTAATGGTGGTACTACCAGTGCGGCCTCAGCGGCTCTACCTAACAGAGGCGGCGGTGGTGGCGGTGCCAGTGCTGGTGCGGGCACCGGTGGTTCAGGCCTAATTATTTTCCACTATCAATATCAGTCGAACACAGTCCAAGTTGCAGCCACGGGCGGTACAACCACTACAAGCGGTAACTATAAAATACACACATTCAGTAATACAGGTACCATAACTTTTACATCTGGTGGTCTCATAGAATATCTAATCGTCGGCGGCGGTGGCGCAGGTGGTCTAAGCGGCGGTGGCGGTGGCGGCGGTGGTGGTTATCGTGTAGGTACCTATACTGTAGGTCCAGACACAACACACACTATAACCGTAGGTGCAGGTGGTAGTGCGAGCGGAGGTTCTCAGAGTAACGCTTTTGGTCAAGTAGCCACCGGTGGTAATATAGGTCAAGATAGTCGTCTAGCCGGTGGTACATCAGGTCAACTAAACGGCCGCGTCGGTGGCTCCGGATCAACCTTTTCTGTTAAAGGTGGAATGACATCAGGCGGCGGTGGCGGTGGCGGTGGTGCAAATACCGTAGGTCAAAATGCTACTTCAGGAGTCAATGATGGTGCTGGCGGTAATGGCGGCATAGGTATCACAAGCACAATATCAGGAACATCTACCATTTACGGATCTGGTGGTGGCGGTGGATTTTATGCAGGAAATATCGTTAAAATTGGTTACGGTGGTGATTCTAGCGCAGGTAATGGCGGCAGTTCAGGTTCAGGAACATCAGGACTATCTAATCGTGGCGGCGGTGGCGGTGGTGCTTATCAAACCGGATCTGGCGGCCAAGGTGGTTCTGGTGTCGTTATAATTAAATATCAATATCAATCTTAAGGAGCATTTGAAGTTATGGCACATTTTGCTGAACTAGATGAAAATAATGTTGTGACGAGAGTTATCGTAGTTGGTAATGGTGATTGCGGCAATCTAGAGTTTCCAGAAAGTGAACCTATTGGTGTTGCTTTTTGTAAAAAACTTTTTGGTGAAAACACAAGATGGGTTCAGACAAGCTATAATAGCAACTTTCGCAGAGTATATGCAGGTATAGGTTTTACCTATCATGCTGGTAAAGATGTTTTTGTACCGCCTTCACCTGGTGACATGTATATTTGGGACGAAAACACAGCAAACTGGATTATTGAAGATCCTCAAGTAAGAGAAGTTATGGAGCAAATAAATGAGCAGTAATCTAGTATTATTCAGTGGTGGCTCAGACTCAACTTTCTTGGCATATAAGCTGTTAACGGAAACTCAAGATGATGTGACACTAGCCATTATTTGCTCTAATAAAGGTGCAGTAGCAAACGGCCTAGATGGAGATAGAATTATAAAAGTTCAAAACATAATCAAAGAACTTAAAAAAGTTAGAGATTTTGAAGTAATCTATAAGGTAGCTAAAAAAGAAGAAATTACAAAGTTCTCAGAAGATAACTGGTATAACTTTGGTGTTAGAGAATTTAAGAATGACTTTATAAACGGAAAATATGATCGTTTTGTTACTGGCTGCGGCTACGAACAGAATGATGGTGCTTTCATGAAAAATAGCACAGTCAGAGGTGTTAGACCTTACTTTGATGCAAAGGCTAAATTTGAGAAAGAAGTTGGTGTAGGTCAATTCTGGGCACCTTTTGTAACTCATGATTTTTATCAGAACTACAATAGATGGCATCTCAAGTTTATGCCTGATGCTCTGAGAAACATTAGCATATCTTGTCTCAGTGCAAATAAATGTGGTGTCTGTGGTAAGTGTCTATATGATTCTAAAGTTCGTCAATGTATTGCTGATGGTTGGTCAGCCGAAGACCTGAATGAATGGAGACAAGAGAGATCACAATTCTATGGTAGAACCAGAGATGCAACAATAATCTATTGGATACATGTGGAGATGGGTGTTTCTAGGTCTTTACCAAAAGGTGTTGCTAATCAAAATTCTACCGGTGATATCCTGATCAATTCAAGAGATAGCTTCGATGAATGGTATGATACCATCGAATATCTACCACCAACAGACTGGGCACTCAAGAAATGGAATTTAGATAAGACTGGTTGGTCGCCACCCTCAGTCTAAAAACCTTTTCAATATATTTCTATCCGTTGTAGAAAGTTTGTTGATTATATCTTCAGTCTGTTTCCAGTCTACGAGGTCTATGATCAAACCTATATTTTCAGCCTCTTTCACATAATCTGGATCTTTTACAGACAGACTAAAAGCAGTTCTTAGTTTGTCTGCCATATCTTTAGGTATATCTGGTGGTGCCAGAAAAGGTCTAGTTACTATTCCTGAAAGTTCAAGAGCAGCTATCAATAACTCACTCTCTTGATCTTTGGCCAGCTCCATTAAAGTTGGAGTATTGATATACTTTTCATTCCTAATTTTACCATTACCGTATTGTAGAAGAGCTATACCATCAACAGGCATATTCATGTGCCATGATAAGGACCTCATTAGTGCGTCAACTTCTCTTCTTTCATAAGAAAGTTTGATTTCTTGCTGATCTTTATAACCAACAATTTTTTTGAAATTGAAATTTGTAGTTTGATTTATAAAATCAACTATACTTGATTCACCAGAATTTGTTTCACCTATGATCAGACCGTCTTCATATGCTTTTCTAGAAAACATCAGCATAATGTCTTTTCGACCATCTGAGGTAGAACCTAGCCATGTGAACCTGTTGACACCAAAGTTTGCGTTTGGCTCACCTAGTATGCTTCTAATAGCAGTTGCCCTAGGTATGATACCAATCGTCCAACCGTCACGCTTGGCAACAGTATATAAGTGATTAGCAACAGAGATACCTCCAGCTCCAGGTATAACTTTAATTTCTACCTTTTTTATTTCAGGCATATACTTCTGTAGATATTTCGACAGTATTCTAGCATTTGTGGTTGGTAAGACTGAACCATTCCATGTCATGATGGTCAGTGTGTCGGCCTGTACCGGAGTCATAAATATCAAGATTATCATAAGGGTTAGAAGACGGCGCATGTTGGTTCCTGAATAGTATAAATAGGTTACAGCTTATATAGGTGGTTTATAAATGGCAATACCCTCATCAAGAGATCAATTCAAAGACTGGTGCCTTCGTCAGCTAGGTTTTCCCGTTATCGAAATCAATGTCGATGATGACCAGGTTGAAGATCGTATTGACGAAGCATTTCAATATTTCCAGCAGTTTCACTTTGATGGTGTCGAACGCTGGTATATATCTCACGAAATAACACAGTCTGACAAAGACAATAAGTATATTCCTATTCCCGATACCATTATTGGCATCAACCGTATCTTTCCTATAGGTTCTACAAACGCATCGGTCAATATGTTCGACCTGCGCTATCAGCTACGTTTGCACGAACTTTATGACTTCACCAGCACCTCATATGTCAACTATGCCTTGACAATGCAGCATATCCGTACACTTGATATGCTCTTTTCTGGTGAAACACCTATTCGTTTTAATCGTCACACTAACAAACTCTATATTGACCAAGACTGGATGAATGATGTTGATGTTGGTGAGTTTGTGGTTATCGAAGGTTTTATTATTGTTGATCCTACCACATATACTAAAGTCTACAATGACATGATGCTCAAAAGACTGGCTACGGCCTACATCAAGCGTCAGTGGGGCAATAACATGAAGAAGTTTGGTGGTATGCAATTACCTGGTGGTATCACTATGAACGGTCAACAAATATATGAAGAGGCTGTTCAAGAGATCAAGGACCTAGAAGATCAGATCAGAAACACATACGAAGAACCACCACAGTTCTTGATAGGTTAAGATGGCAGTCTCACATTATTTCAACAACTATTCAGGTGTGGCCACCAACGAACAGCGTCTTATGGATGATGTTATTGTTGAATCTATCAAGATCATGGGTCATGACTGCTGGTATGTACCTCGCGAAGGTTTCAATGCAACTGATCCTATCTATGGTGAAAATCCACAGTCAAAGTTTGAACGCGCCTATCATATGGAGATGTACCTAGCCAACGTAGAAGGTTACGAAGGCGATGGTGACTTCTTCTCAAAGTTCGGTCTTGAAATTCGAGATACCTCAAACTTCGTATGCTCGCGCAGAACATTTGAACGTTATGTTCCTTCTTCTATTGCCATTCGACCACGCGAAGGTGACCTTATCTTCGTTCCTGTTTTACAGAAACTTTTTGAAATCAAATTCGTTGAAGAAGAATTGATGTTCTTCTCACTCGGTAATCGTCAACCATATATCTATGAAATGCGTTGTGAACTCTTCCGCTATAGCCAAGAGTCAATCAATACTGGTGTCGATGAGATTGATCATGTTGAGCATACACTTGGTTATGCAATCGAACTAGACATGACAACTGGTTCTGGTAATTATTTCCAAGATGAACGTGTATATCAAGGAGCTAATTTAGCTTCTTCTACAGCCTCGGCCGATGTTAAGAGTTGGGATCCATCTACAAAAGTTCTTCAACTGATCAATGTTATCGGCACATTTGCCAGCAACACAGCCACGGTTGGTGTCACTTCTAACACAAGTTATACAACCAGCACGATTGATACACTAGGTGACTATCTTGATTATGATACATATGATAACAAACATATTCAAGATGAGGTTGCTGACTTCCTTGATCTGTCTGAAAACAATCCATTTGGTGCACCGTAATGCTTAGTAACAAGTATTTCTATCACAAACTAACAAGAAAGTATGTCATATTGTTTGGCAATATGTTCAATAATATTTCTCTTGTCAGAAAGAATACTGAGACTAATGCTGAGATAGAACGTTTCAAGATTCCTATCATCTACGCACCAAAAGAAAAGTATTACGCTCGCCTACAATCTGATCCAGATTTGCAGCGCGAACTTCAAGTTTCTCTACCTAGACTATCATTCGAGATGGTCGGTATTGCATATGATCCTTCAAGAAAACAGAACTCTCTTCTTAAAACCGCTGCTGCGAGTACATCAACGGCAGTGGCCAGTCAGTACATGGGTGTGCCTTACGATTTGAACTTTGAGCTTAATCTGTATACCAGAAACATTGATGATGGCACTCACGTTATTGAACAGATATTACCATACTTTAACCCAGACTACACATCCACGGTTAATTTAATACCTGAGATAGGTTTTTTAAAAGATATACCTATCATTCTGAATAGTGTAACAAACAACATCGAACATGAAGGTAACTTTGATGCCATTCGTTTCGTGACATGGACTTTACGTTTCACGATGAAAGCCTATTACTATGGGCCTGTATCAGATCAAGGCATTATTCGTAAGATTGATGCAAACATCTATAATGATCCTTCTCTGAAAGCAGGTTACATTGTTCGTATAAATACAAATCAAGGTAATAATGGTACATTTAAGATTGATGACCTGGTCTATCAAGGCGATAACTACCAAACAGCCACAGCCTATGCTAAAGTTTTAGGTTGGAACTCAGCAAATGGTAGACTTGTTATTGGTGGTGCTCAAGGTCAATTCTATACGAATAACAAGATACGAGCAGCCTCAACAAATGCGGCTTATAACATAGCATCATTTGATACCAGCGCCTTGAAACTGGTCAATATTCACATTGAACCTAAACCAAATACAGCTGGTCCTGAAGACAATTATGGTTATGATATCAGAATTACCGAATGGCCCGACACGGAGTAAATTATGAAAACTCATGAAGCTCTCTCTGAGGCTCTTGGTATTGAACACGAAATTTTACCGCCGGCAAAGTTGCAACAGCCGGCGCAAGAAATCGTTGAAACTGTTGCAACCGAAAACCAGATAGACCAGCAAGAAGATTACCGTCTCGCTCGTAAAACCTTTCGTTCACTGATTGATAAAGGTAATAATGCTATGGAGAACCTGACTGACCTTGCTAAGGAGTCAGAAAGCCCAAGAGCCTATGAAGTTCTTGCAACCATGATGAAGACCATCGCCGATACGACGAAAGACCTTTACGATCTTCAGAAGAAGACAAAAGACCTTCAGAAAGAAGACAA